GGCGTTCCAGAAGCTCCTGGGCGTCACTGTCTGAAACTGGTTCCGAGAATGAGAGAGTAACTGGAACGGGCTCACCCGAACGCTGAACGGCCCAACCTGCAATTCGAGCATCCGCAGACAGACCTGAGAGCCCGGTCTGAGGCAAGCCAAAAGAGGCGGTCACGCTGGCCAATAACTGCGAACTGAAGCCGTTTACTCCGTCAGGCGGCGAGCATACACGCTCAGGTTACACGGCTCGTGTCGTTGTCGTCACGGAACTGTATCGCTTCGACGGCGATCCGTTCGGAGAATTGCAGGCTCGGCAGGGTGCGTACAATCGATTCGACGATCAAGGCAACCTGACAACCAATCGCCGGTTCTTTGGTGAAGGCACGCTGACGAGTAAGCGTGAGTTGCCGTGGACGCTCCGCAACACCGACGACCCGGAGGCACCGCCGATCAGCACCGAGAGTGAAATCTATTCGCCATGTCCGAAGTGCCGCGAGTATTCTCTGTTCGACCGCGAACACCTCGTCGGCTGGCAAGAGGCGGCGAATGAACTGGAAGCGGCTCAGTCCGCGGCGTGGAAGTGTCCGAAATGCGAGCATGTTTTCGGCGAGAAAGCACGTCGTGAGGGTGCAAAACAATGCCGGTTGGTACATCGCGGCCAGTCGGTTGACGTAAATGGGGCCGTATCCGGTGACGTGCCGATGGTCGCGAGGTTGTTTTTCCGCGTCAATGCGTTTCAAAATCTACTCGTTACGACCGCAGAACTCGGTGCGGAAGAGTGGCAGGGGGCACAATTAGACGCGGAATCGCCGGTCGGGATTGATAAAGCAAAGTATCTGGCGACCAAGAAATTTGCACAGACCTACGAACCGCCGATGCTTGACTTCGTGCCGCTGCGTGCCTCGTGGATTCGAGACAACCGACGCGGCAAGTGGCCGCTGAACGTGCTGCCTGATGACACCGAGTATTACACGGTCGGGATCGACCTGGGTAAGTTTACCTGCTGGTATGTCGGCTTAGCATTTCGAGCAAATGGTGAGATTCAGATTTGCAGTTTCGCTGGCGTTGATACGTCGCTGATTCGCAGCACTGAGGCGCAGGGAATTCAGGTTGCCGACGCTGTTAACTCCACGCTGAACCGGATCTATGACGAGCTTGACGAGGGCTTGCCGTGCCGTGGTGCGATGATGCAGCCGCAGATTCGCATGGTTGATAGCGGCTGGTTTCCCGAAGTGACGTTTGACGTGTGTATGAAACGCAATGGCTTGCCAATCCTGGGACGTGGTAAGAGCCAATTCAAGGGCCGCGAGTATCTTCAACCACAGAGAATCGGCGGCACCGACAAGGCGGCGTCGCGGGTGATGCACGTCGGCGACGGTTGGCACGTCTCGTATGTGCGGGAGCGAGGGTATTACCAACTCACGCTCGATGCTGATAAGAGCAAGCTCGATATACAGGCGGGCTTGCGAGTCGAGCCAGGGAACGCCGGTGCAATCAGCTTGCCAAGGGAAATCGACAAGCGACATCTATCGAAACTGTGCGGACACCTCGCGGCGGAGGTGCGGCGACAGGTCCGCGACGAACGGGGCAAGATCGTTGAAGAGTGGGTACAGACGCGAGGCCGTCACGATCTGCTCGACTGTGCTGGTTATGCACTTGTTGGCGGGCGTTATCTCGGCTTTGGTGAGGAACCGCAACCAGCGGCACCGCAGCAGATCCAATCAGAGCAACCGGAACCGCTGTTTCGTACACGCGACGACCGGCCATTTTTAATCACGGAGCGGTAAAAGTATGATCACGAAAGGAAGCGGAATGGCAAAAAGACAATCGAGGCCAGGCGAGGCGGGATTCACCGTCAAGGATTCACAGCCGGTAGACGGAGGCCAACTGATTGAAGTGGCGATACCATGCGGCGAACTTGTTCCCGGTGCGAATGCGAGGCCGTTGCATATCGACGTTATGTTGACGCGAGAGCAGTCAGTCAACTTGCGGAAGATTTTGCATGGATTGCGGGCCAACAAGGAGACGTGCGTCTCAATGGTTGGCCGGCGTCGGTTGGTGGACTCGAATCAGGATGTGATTCGCTGGTTGTTGGAGGCAGTGTAATAACTGAGGGCTGATATGTGTTCAGAGCCGACGAATGCCGGTGATCCTATGACACGGATCGCGGATGCGCTGGAGAGAATTGCGACCGCGTTGGAATATCGCGAGACGATCGTCGCGGAAACTCCATTCCCATGGTGGGATGATCGCATTGCGAAAAAGATTCGCGACAAATCCACTTGGAAATCATCGCCCTACGATGACGATCAATCGCGAGCGAGGCCAGAAACATTCGAGGCATTTCTTCGCAGCGGCCGCTCGACACTGAGTGAACTGCGAAATGTTGGTGAGACAACGATATCAACCCTAGATTGTGTATTTGAAGATCAGGGACTCGGCAAAGAGTGGCTGTCGTCATAACTTTTAATCCGATCTAATCCGACGCAGCCCGACATTCTTAGCGTTTACCATCACAAGGCCGTACTGACAAACTGTTGGTATGGCCGAATCTTATTCTGATCTTGTCGATGCTTTCGACGAGAACGCTGACTACTCAACGACCGCTTCCGTCACCAAGGCGAAGGCGTTTATCGTTGCATGTCGTCGCCTGAAACGGTTCGCCACAAGATCCGCACAGAACGGGGCTGAGTCCGAGTTCTCGCCGGAGCATCTAACGCAAGAGCTTGCCAACGCCGAATCATGGCTGGCGGCTAATAACACGTCGAATCAGACGTATGGCCGCACCGTGTTCCCTGATTTTGAAGGGATACGCGGATGAGGCAACTGGAAGCTCCTAAGCTGTCGCAGTCGTTTCGTGACGCATTCGGCGAACTGAAACAAGACTACGCGATCGGCACAAACACCCGCTATCGTCCGCAACCTCGCGGCGTGTCGATCAACGGCACAGGGCAGGATTACCACTACCGCAACGAAACAAACTTCCTGCGAGCCATCGAGCGATCAAGGTACTTCGATCGCGACAACATGGTCGTCGGTCAAGGCGTCAACCGGCTCGTCGCGAATGTAATTCAGGACGGCTTTACGCTGGACGTGCGAACCGGCGACAAGCGAGTTGATAAAGAACTCGCCGAACGCTGGAGCGAATGGGCGAATGACCCAGAGGCGTGCGACTACGAAGGCGAGAAGACGTTCCGCAAGATGGAATCGCTCGTTCTGCGGTCTGTCGTCGTTGACGGCGACGTGCTGGCGTTGCCTTTGCGAGACTTCGGCTCGTTGCAGATGGTTGAAGCTCACCGGCTGCGAACGCCGCGTAACACGAAAAAGAACGTCGTTCACGGTGTTGAGATGGCGGAATCCGCCAGGCGTGAACGGTACTGGATCACCAAGGAAGACTTGGACCCGTTGCGAATGCTGACGAAGGTCTCCGACGTACAGCAAGTCGAGGCACGCGACGACCTGGGACACCGGCAAGTATTCCACGTCTACCTACCGACACGATTCAGTCAGCGTCGCGGCGTGACTGCGTTTGCGCCTGTCGTTGACGCGATCGGAATGCACGACGATCTGCAATTCGCCACGCTGGTTAAGGCCCAAGTCGCATCGTGCTTTGCGATCTTTGAGGAACTGGATATTGCCATCGGTGCGGGCTCTAAGCCAGGGACGATACGCACTGGATCGCAGACGACTGAACCGAACGGCGACGGTACGCAAAGAACCGTCGAGGGTGTTGCACCGGGGATGCGAGTTACAGGCTCGCCGGGAGTGAAGTTGCAGGGATTCTCGCCGAACATCCCGAACCCTGAGTTCTTTCCGCACGCGACATTGATCCTGACGTTTATCGCGGTCAATCTCGATTTGCCTGTGGCTGTTCTGCTGCTTGATCCGAGCAACACGAATTTCAGCGGTTGGCGTGGTGCAATCGATCAGGCACGAATGCGATTCCGTCAGATTCAATCGGACATGCGAGACGGATTCCACACGCCGGTTTACAAGTGGAAAGTTCGGCAGTGGATGGAAGAAAGCGACCGCCTGCAAGCGGCATTCCTGAAGCTCGGCGAGAAGATGTTCTGGCATCGCTGGAATCCGCCAACGTGGAAGTATATCGAGCCGAACAAAGACGCAGCTGCGGATGATACACGGTTGTCTCGCGGGTTGATTTCACGACGCCGACGAAGTGCCGAACAAGGCTACGACGGCGAAGAACTGGATGTTGAAATTGTTGATGACAACTATGCCTTGATTGAGTTGGCTACAAAAAAAGCACTGAAGCACAACGAGAAGTATCCAACGTTGCCAATCACGATTCAGCAGGTTCTGCAGCCATACGGGGCAGTTCCGGTGACGATGCCAGATCCGTCAATGCTGGATATTCAATCCCAATCGGCGGCGGGGGCAGGTCATGTCAATTGACGTACAAAATATCGGCACGCGAGCAGTCTTGAACGTCAACGGTTCAATCGGCGGCGATGTGTTGTCGTCAGAATTTCAAGACAAGCTCAACGCACTCGATGAGGGCGTGAGTGAAATCGTAGTTAACATCACGACGCGCGGCGGCAGTGTGATCGATGGTCACGCTATGTTTGGGATGCTTCGCGAAACTGGCAAGCGGATCGTTACGACTGTTATCGGTGGCGCTTACTCAGCAGGTGCGGTTCTATCGCAGGCAGGCGACGAACGCCGAATGCACAGCAACGCCCTATTCATGCTGCATGGTGCCAGTGGTGGTGGCGGTTCGATGACCGCTGACCAGCATCGCGGTGCTTTGGACATGATCGAGAAGGCGAACGCCGTCATTGCTGAAACGCTCGCGCAACGCACTGGGCAGCCGGTCGCCAGGATGACGGAGTACCTGAACGGCAGAGACAACTGGATGACCGCTCGCGAGGCGAAGGCCGCAGGCTTCATCGACACGATTGTTATGGACAAAACACCGAACTCGGAGTTCGTGCAACTCGTCCCCGAGGACATTCTCAACGAAATCGGGGCGTGTTTGCCCCACGACACAACCACGACAGAGGAGCCTGTAATCATGGCCGACACAAAGACCGTACCAACTCCCGCAACATCCAAAGAAATCAAGGCGGCTTGCGTCGGCTGCTCGGCTGATTTCGTTCTCGCGCAGCTCGAAAACGAAGCCACGATTGATCAGGTCAAGGATGCGTGGATCAAGCAACTGACCAGCGATCGAACCGAGGCCGAAGCCAAGGCAGTTGCTGAGGCTGCTAAGAATGAAACGCTGGCTAACGAATTGGAAGCGGCAAAGAAGGGCAAGTCCAAGAGCGGCGTCGCTCCCGTCAGTGCAGGCAGTTCAGCCGGTGGCAGCGACACCGACGCCGTTGCTGTTTGGAACGAACTGATCGCGTCGGAAGTCAAGTCCGGTGTGAGTCGTCAGCAGGCAGTTCGCAACTGCGTGGTCAATTACGGAAGCGAGCACGCCGCATTCTTGGCGGCTCACAACGCGTCCCACCGCTAAGCGTTTTCAATCACAAATCACCAACTGATACCGAAGAGGAAACAAAACCATGTCACAATACACTGAAGGGCAACGCAAGTCGTTCAAGTCCGGCAGCACGGCTGGTGCTCACCTGCGATGGAAGCTCAGCGATGCTGCCACAAGTCCGCCTACTGTCGCACTTGCCGGCGCGTCAGACCCAAGTATCTGCATCAACGAAGACCCGGTTCTGGTGAGCGGCGACGACTTTGCCGGTCGCCTGTCGAATGCGCAGGGCACTCGCAAGATGGTAGCCTCCGAGGCGATCACCGGTGGCAACGTGGTCTATGCTGCGGCCAGCGGGAAGGTCGCATCGACCGGGACCGTGATCGAAGGTACGGCGCTTGAGTCTGCCGGGGCTAACAACGACATCATCGAAGTGATCCCGATTCACAACAACGATGTGTCATCGTCGATTTCCGGCACGACTGCGGCGACATTCGAGGCCGATAGTGATCTCGGCAAGCCACGCGCCGCACTCGGAAGTCAAACGGGCGGAACCGGCGACTTCAAGGCTGTGATTCGACCCCCATCAACCCTAGGTGCGGATCGCGTCTTTACTTTGGTCGGTGATGCGGCGGCCAACATTGTCAACGAAGCGACGGCGCAAACGCTGACAAATAAAACTCTCACCAGTCCGGTCATCACGACTCCGACGCAAACAATCAGCGTCGAAGCGGTGGCAGCCGCTGGCAGTGCTCAGGGCGACGCAACAGCGGCAACGGCTGTTGCACCAGCGCTGCTGCACGGCACCGGCGCAGACGGCACGAAAGGCATTAAGCTGCCGGCCGCCGCCGCTGGAAAGGTGTACTACGTGAAGAACAGCGATGCTGCCAATGCAGTCTTGAAGGTTTACCCGGCATCGGGCGACGCCATTAACGCACTGTCTGCTGATACGGCAATCTCGATGGCGGCGAAAACGGCGGCGGTGTTCGTCGCACTTGACGCTACGACTTGGTACACGTTCTCGCTACTGCCGTCCTAACTTTAACCCTGAACCACCGGCGGGTGATGTGGCCACTGACCCCGCTGGTTTTACTAACAACAAACGACTTCGGTTCGGGGATAAAGGAACGAAGTCATGCCCGCACCACGAACGGCCTTGAATGGTTTTCGGCCTGATCTGGGAACCATGTTTCAGTTCGACCAACGCATGAACCAGCAAGGGTTCATCGGCCACATGGTCGCCCCTGTGTTCGAGTCAGCGGAACAAGCCGGAACTTACGGATTGATTCCGCTCAAGCAGCTCTTGAAGGAGCCGGAAATTGGCCGCAACAGTCGCGGCGAATACAACCGGACGAACTTCACGTTCGAGGATACCACGTTCGCAACGAAGGAGCATGGTATCGAGATTCCCGTTGATGATCGGCAGGCTCGCATCTATCGCGAGTTCTTCGACTTCGAGGTCGTCGCCGCTGGTAGCGCCCTCGATATCGTCATGCGTGCGTCAGAAAAGCGCATCGCTGACATGATCTTCAACGCAACGACGTTCACTTCGCAGAAGACCACGATTACTCACGAGTGGGACGACTTCACGAACGCCGTGCCAATTGATGATGTTAACGCGGCGGTGACGACGATCTGGAACCGCACCGGCATATGGGCGAACGCGTTGATTATCAACCGCCATGTTTTCCGAAACCTCCGCCAGTGCGATCAGATTACTGACAAGATCGCCAGTAGCGGTGCGGGTAGTTCGGTCGAGCCGGGCAAGATCACCGTTGCTCAGCTCGCCAGTTGTTTTGACCTGCCGAAGATCATTGTTGCTGGGTCGGCTCGCGACTCTGCAAATGAAGGTCAGGCGGCGTCGATCTCTTCGGTCTGGTCCGGCGAATACGCGATGGTTGCACGACTGGCCGAAACCAACAACATCGAGGAACCATGTCTCGCCAGAACGATTCACTGGGGCGAAGACGGGTCTTCAATCGGCGGTTCATTCGAGACGTACTACGAAGATCGCGTTCGTGGCAATGTGCTGCGAGTACGTCACGAGACGCAAGAGAAGCTTCAGTACACCGAGATGGGTCAATTGCTCGACAACATCACGACATAGCCGCCTTGGCTTTGCTCGCCTATGGCGGCAGCGTGTCGCTTTCCACGCTGCCGCCAAGGTTGGAGGGCTTATGACCGTTCACGACGAGATGTTTCTG